ACCCGCGGAGGGGGAGTGCTACATGGGGCCCAGGATTCTCGAGGGGGGTCGTGTGGCTGAACTGCGGCAGCGGGCGCGAGCCTTCGCCGACGCGTGGGCGCCCATGGCGTCCAGCGTCGCCGCCGACGTCGCCGCGGCACGGGCGGCCGGCTACGAGGGCGACGACGCCGCCCTGCGCACCCAGGGCGCGCGGCTGCGTCGTGACCCTCGCGTCCGGGCACGCATCGAAGCTCGCCTCCTCCGACCCATCGAGGAGCTGCTCGCGGAGGCGAAGGCAGCGGCCGCGGCCGCTGCCCCCGCCGTCGCCTCACCCCCTGCGCGGGGGCTCGTGAAGGGGCGGGGCCGCGGCACGGCCACTGAACGCATCGAACTGCTCATGGCAATGGGCAGGTCGAAGAAGGGCAGCATCAAGGAGCGTGTGGCGGCCATCGGGATGGCCGCCGAGCTCGAGGGCGAGCTGAGGCGCGGGCGCTCCGGTCACGGCCCGGCGGTCGCCGCCGTGGCACCGCCTCCCGTTGTGCCCGCGCGCGCCACCGGCACGTCGGGCGGACCGCCTCGCCTCCGCCTGGTCGTCAACGATCTCGACGCCGAGAGGTCGGAGTGACCGAGCTCGCCCATCCCTCGGAGGCGTGGCAGCCGCAGACCGGGCCGCAGGTGACGTTCGCTCGGACGTCGGCCGACTTCGCGATCATCGGTGGCTCGCCCGGTGGCGGAAAGAGCGTCGCGTGCCTCTACGAGGCCGCGAAGCTCTGCCACCTCCGAGGAGCTCGCCGCGTCCGCGCCACGTTCTTCCGGCGCGATGAGGTATCCTTGCACCGCGGGGGCTCGATCTGGGATCGCGCGAAGGAGATGCTCCCCGCGTTCGACGGCACGATCCGGCTCGACGACGTGAGCGTCACGATCGAGCACGTCGAGGGCCAGATCGAGGATCAGCACCGGATCGACTTCCGCCACCTTCACAGGCTCGGCGACGAGCGCAGCTACGACGGCAGCGAGCAAGACCTCATCGTCTTCGAAGAGCTCCAGGAGTTCGACGAGACGCAGGTCTGGTACATGATCTCGCGCCTCCGCACGCGCTCAGGCCTTCGTCCGCGCCTCCGCGCGTCGTGCAACGCCGATCCCGAGTGCGAGTGGCTGGTCAAGCTTCTCTCGAGCGGCGGCTACCTCGGAGACGATGGCTACATCCGTCGCGAGATGTCGGGCGTCGTGAAGTGGCTCACGCGCGACGAGCACACCGACGAGCTGCTCTGGTACGCGACGCGTGAGGCTGCGCTCGAGGCACACCCCGACCTCACGCCCACCGACGTGCTCTCGTTCACGTTCGTGCTCGCGACGCCCTGGGACAACCCGGCGCTCATGCGCTCCGACCCTGGCTACCTCGGCCGACTGAGGCTCCAGCTGCGCAAGGACCGCGTGCGTCTGATCGGCGAGGGCGGCGACGACCGACGGGGTGGGTGCTGGTTCACCACCGACAAGGCCGGGGACTTCTTCGCGCTCGACGCTCTGCGCATCGTGAGCGCGCCGCCGTCCCCGATCGTGCGTCGCGTGCGCGGCTGGGACTTCGGATCGAGCGAGCCGAGCACGAAGGAACCGAACCCCGACTTCACCGAGGGAGCGCTCGTCGCGCTCTGCGAGAACGGCGAGCTCTACATCGAGGACCTGGTCAGCGCGCAGAAGGGCCCGCTCGCCACCACCGAGCTCGTTGTCGACACCGCGGCGCACGACGGTCCGCTCGTCGAGGTCGGGATCTTCCAGGACACAGGCGCCGCGGGTAAGCGCGATGCCGCGACGCTCCGCAGCGAGCTCGAGGAGCATCGGCTCACCGTGCACGTCGTGCACTCGGATCGACGACTCGGAGACGAGAAGGGCACCGTCGACGTCGCGGCGCGCTCGCGCGGGAGCAAGCGCGCGAAGAGCTCGCCGGCGAAGCAGGCCCTCGCTCGCCCGTGGTCGCTGCTCGCGTCGCAGGGCCGCGTGTTCATGCGGGGTCCGCTCGAGTGGAACAAGAAGCTCATCCACCAAGCGCACAAGTTCCCGAACGCGCGGAAGGACGACGCGATCGATGCGGTCTCGTGCGCCGTCCAGATCCTCACCGACGGTGGGACGAGCGTGATCGACGCGCTCGATCGCCTCGAGCGCGCACAGCGCCGGGAGGCGCCACTCCGTCAGAGCACCAACGCCCGTCACTCATACGACGGGATCGAGATCATCAACATCGAGGAGCCATGACCACTATCGTCGACAGCAGCACACCCAACTCCGAGTCGATCCTCGACGCGCTCGTCACGCGCGCCGACGCATACATCAACGACCTCGTCGGCATGGGGGGCAGCAAGGATCCGAGCGTGTACACGACGGCGCGCGCGCGACAGGGCGTGGGCCTGCCGGACTCGGCGCTCGCAGCCCTCTACATCGAGGACGACATGGCGGCGAAGGTCGTCGACCTTGTCGTCCGCCACTCGCTCCGCACCGGGTGGGACCTAGCGGTGCTCGAGGAGCCGGAGAAGGCTGCCGAGGTGCGCAAGGCGATGCTCGACCTCGAGCAGGAGCTCGGCGTGGCGCGAGCGCTCCAGCTCGGCGCCGCGGCAGGCCGTTTGTGGGGCGGAGCGGTCACCTGGATCGGCGTCGACGACGGCGGCGGAGACGGACCGCTCGGTCGCGCGTTCCTCGAGCGTCAGGCCACGCCGCTCGACCTCGCGCGCATCGATCGCGTGCGGTTTCTTCACACGTTCGATCGACGTCGCCTCGTGATCGAGAGCTACTACACCGACCCGACATCGCCGCGGTTTGGTCGCCCCGCGCAGATCCGGATCATGCCGAGCACGGCCGGGCGAGCGTACGAGAGCAACGCAGGCTACCTGGGAGCGATCGCCGGCGGAGTCATCGTTCACGAGTCGCGTCTGCTGCTCTGGCCGGGAGCCGCGACCGATGAAGAGCGCAGGATCTCGCGCCAGGGATGGGACGACAGCGTGCTCGAGCGCGCGTGGGATCCGCTGCGCGCCGCGGCGGAGGACTTCGGCGCGAAGTCCATGCTGCTCAACCGGGTCTCGCAGTTCGTCTTCAAGCTCAAGAACCTCGCCGCGCTCATCGTCGGCAACGAGTCGAAGCTGAGCCGTCGCCTCTCTCTGCTCGACGCGCAGCGCGCGCGGGGACGCGCGCTCGTGATCGATGTCGAGGAAGCGGCCGAGCAGATCACGCAGCCGATCTCTGGGCTCGACGTCGTCATCGACAAGAGCGTCGAACGCGTCGCCATCGCCGGCGGCATCCCGCCGAGCGTGTTCGTCGGCCGCCCCACCGAGGCCGACCAGGCCGCGTGGGACGAGGAACTTACGGCCTATCGACGGGACGTGATCCAGCCGAGGCACGAGCGCCTCGTCGAGATCATGCTGCGGAGCAAGCGGGGACCCGTCGCGGGCGTCGAGCCGGCGACATGGGACGTCGTCTACCGTGCGCTCCGTGAGCCCAAGCCGAAGGAGCGCGCCGAGCTCCGCAAGCTGCGCGCGGAAACCGACGCCATCGAGATCGACAAGGGCATCATCCCGCCCGAAGCCGTCTCGCTCCACCGGCACACGACGCTCGCGAGCGGCGAGGGGGAGGTGCCCCTCGACTCGGCCGAGGTACGGGCGGCCCTCGAGCGTCGGCGCGAGCTCGCGAAGCAGCCGCCGAAGGACAACGCCGAGCTCGGCACGGTCGCGGCTCGAGCGAGCGCCGCCGCGGAGGTCGTCGGGAAGGTCGCGACGAGGCAGATCTCGCGCGAGACCGGCCTCGAGGTCCTGGTCCAGTTCTTCAGGCTCACACCAGAGGACGCGGCGAGGATGCTCGGGCCCGAGGCCTTCGAGCCCGCGTCGCCCCCGCCGGCAAAGCCGGGGCCCGCGCCCGAGCCGAAGCAGGGCGCCGGCGCCGGCGCACCGCAGGGCCTGCCCGGCCTCAACGCCGGCGGTGACCCAAAGTCCGCCTTGCCCCCGCCTGATCCGCAGGGGCGCCCGTGAGCCGAGGCAAGCTGGACGCCGTGGTGACGACGCGCGTGGACGATGCGCTGCGCGACGCGATCGACCGCGAGCAGCGACGCCGAGAGTCGGAGACGGGGCACGCGTACACGCGCGCGGTGATCGTGCGACTCTTGGTCGAAGAGCGCCTTGGCCTTCGTCCCGTGGACGGCGAGTCGTAGGCCGCTGCGCTGCATCGGCGCGATGAAGCGAGGTGTCGAGTGAGCGAGAAGATCAGCGAGTCGGATATGCCGGTCGACGAGATCGAGCGCGCGATCTACGCGGCAGCGTTCGTCACGGCGATGAAGGACTTTGGTCGATACGGCGACAAGCCGACCGAGGAGCAGTGGGGCTATGCGAGCGAAGCGCGTCGCATCGCGATCAACGCGGTCGCGTGGCACCGACTCCTCGCGAAGCCGTCGTCGTGACCTACCGCCTCACACCCGCCCAGTCGCTCGCGTGGCACAGCGCCGACCCGGAGGAACGCGAGACCGTGCGCGCGGAGATCCGTCGCGCCGCGCTCGCGCAGCTCGGTCCCCACAGCGACGCGGCGCGCATCGTTGACGTCGAGGGCCAGGCCCTCGAACTGGTGTCGTCACCACGACGGTGAGCGTCCGCGCGCGTGGATCTCGCAGACCGTCGGAGCAAGGGCCTTTCGTGTATACATTGTATACACGAAAGTTCCTGACCTCCGAGGCCGTCGTCCCGCACACATCGACTCGTGGCGAGCGAGCGAGAGACGCGATGCGACGAGGCAACGACGACGGTCCGAGAGGCCCGCGTCGACTTCTCGACGCTGGCCCCGATCGACCGCCTCGAGCGCACCCCGACGGGCGGCATCCGGGTCCGCGCGACCATCGGGCGCGAGGGCGTCCTCCGTTACCAGCGCGCGGACGGCTCGACCCGCCTCGAGTATCGCCCCGCCGCCGAGGCGTTCGCCTCGAGCTCGCTCGAAAGCGTCGCCGACGCCGTCGTGACCGTCGGTCATCCGCCCGACGCGCTCGTGACGCCGCGCACGGTGCGCCAGTACCACGTCGGTCATGTCCGAGGTCCCGCCGCCCGCGACGGGGCGCTCATCGCCGCGGAGCTCGCGGTGCTCGACGCGGCGGCGATCGACAAGATCGCGACGGGCGAGCTCGTGGAGATCTCCAGCGGATACACGTGCCTGTTCGATCCGACCCCCGGCGTGACGCCGAGCGGCGAGCGCTACGACGGCGTGCAGCGGTCGGTCATGTACAACCACGTCGCGCTGCTGCCCGCGGGGGCAGGCCGCGCAGGTCGCGACGTCAAGCTCCGCTTCGATGGCGCCGAGGTGCGCCTCGAGGCTCCGGACCCCGAGCTCGAGACGAGGAACGACGCCATGAAGGAAATGATCGACGGCCGCGAGTACACCGTGGGCACCCCCGAGTGGGCACTCGCGCATGCAAAGCGCCTCGCTCGCATCGACGAGCTCGAGAAGGAGTCGAAGGCGGGCGACGACTTCCAGTCGAAGATCGACGCGCTCACGAAGGAGCGCGACACGATGAAGGCGGAGTGCGACGCGCTCCGCGCCAAGGTCGACGAGCTCACCAAGAAGCTGGGCGAGCCGATGGACGAGAAGAAGATGGACTCGCTCGTCGCCGAGCGATCGAGCGTGCTCGACGCGGCGCGCCGGATCCTCGGGCCGGACGCGAAGCTCGAGGGCAAGAGCAACGACGCTCTGCGTCGCGAAGCGATCACCAAGCTCGACGGCGCCGCGGCGCTGCTCGATGGCGGCAAGGAGCGCAGCGCCGAGGCGGTGCGCGTGTACTTCGAGGCGCGCACGCGCTCGCTTCCTGCGCCGTCCACGTTCGTGCCGCAGCGCCTGGACGCACACGGCGTCGGACCGACGGGGACGCAGCCCGCCCTCGACGTCTCGCGCCAGTACACGCCCCCCGGCCGCCGCTGAGCTGCTGACGGTCACCACCACCGACCTCCGACCCGAAGGACTCGATCATGACCACGCCCGTCCAGACCACCGGCTACAAGACGCCTCCGAGCAAGGCCTTCCCGGGCCTCCTGTACGACGGTGCCCACGACATCACGAGCGTCTGCTGCGACGAGGTCGACGGCATCGCGCCGGGCCTCCTGCTCGTGCGCGGCGACGGCGGTGACTACGCGGCCGTGCTTCCGTCGGCCCCGGCCGCCGACCCGGACGGCATCTACACGTCCCACGCCGCGAGCGCGGGAGGCGCGCAGAACCTCACGACGGCGAGCTGGGACGGCGCTCTGGCGGGCGCTCGCTTCGCGATGCCCTGCCGCCTCACGGTCACGCTGAACAGCAACGCCAACTGGGACGCGACGACTGGCTCGATCACGTTCCGCAACTCGGAGGGCGAGCTCGTCACCGAGTCGCTCACGATCCCCGACGGCGGCAACGTGACGCTCACGACCACGGGCTACGCGGTCGAACCGCCGACCGCCGTGACCATCCCGCAGCAGTCGGGCGCCGCCGCGACCTACACGATCGGCACCTCCGCAAGCGTGACGCTCGATGGCGGGCACGTGCTCGGCGTGTCGGTGCGCGAGCACCACGCCCGCAACAGCCCGGCCTTCGAGGACAACGAGGTCTGGGATCAGGGCGTCGAGCTCGGCGCGCTTCGTCAGGGGCGCGTGTACGTCCAGATGGAGAACGCCTTCTCGGCCGGCGACATCCCCTACGTCCGCGTGACCGCTGGCGTGGGTGAGACGAAGGGCCGCTTCCGCAGCGACACCGATGGGGGCGACGCCGTCCCGTTCCGCCGCGGTCGGTGTCTCAATAGCGGCAGCGCCGGCGACTACGCCGTCCTCGACGTGCGGCTCTGAGAGCCACGCTGGACCCACGACCACCGAGCCACGACCACTGAGTCACGCGCGCTCAAGCGCGCCCCAGGGAGAGCGACATGAACAAGATCCAGCGCACCGAGCGCATCGATGGCACCGACTTCGTGGTGGGCACCGTGGCGCACATGCGTGCGGTCGAGGCCCGCGACGCGCGGCTCGATGCCGCCTACCTCCAGGCGAACCATCGGCTCTTCGAGGACGCGCAGCGCATCCTGCGCGACTGGTCGGGCTTCAAGCACCGCGCCGACGCGAGTCAGGTCGCGTTCTTCGGGCAGCAGCTCGTGTACATGCGCGCGCGCGTCGAGCGTGTGCTCCACGAGAAGCTGCGCATCCGTGAGTTCCTGCCGGTCGAGACGGGCTACCCGCGCGGCGCGCAGGTCTACGGCCAGCAGGTCGACGACGAGCGCGGCGAGGCGAAGATCGGGCGAACGATCGCCGGAGACGCGCCCGTCGTCGACGTCGAGTCGACGGTCGGCTTCTCGCCGTTCCTGTGGTTCTACGCGGACTACATGTGGACGTCGGAAGAGCTCGACGCGGAGACCTACGCGGGCGTGCCGCTCCTCCAGCGCAAGGCGGTCGCCGTCGCGAACGCGATCGCGCGGCAGCTCGAGAAGTTCGGGCGCTCCGGCAGCGCCGTGAACGGCGCCAAGGGCTTCCTCAACAGCGATCTCATCACCGTGCACACGCTCACCTTCGGCGAGCACACGAGCACGGCGACGGCCGCCGAGATGGTCGCCGACCTCAACGAGATCGAGACGACGATCGTGGGTGTGGGCGGCGAGAACACGCCGGACGAGTACGCGCTTCTCGTCCCGACGGCGGTGGATCATCGCTATCGCACGACGATGATCAGTGCGACGAGCGACATGAGCGTCGCGGAGTTCTTCCTCTCGAAGAGTCGTCGCTTCAAGCGCATCGAGCCCTACGCGGCGCTCGACGATCTCACCTCCCCCGACATCGCCGCGAGCGACGCGCCGATGTCGATCGCGATGCCCGTGCGACCGGGCACCACCATGGCCGACCTCGAGCACGTGCTCTGGCCGTGCTCGGTCGAGTACGAGGAGCTCGAGCCGGTGATGGAGGGCTACGTCTTCCGCCGTCGAGGCCAGGCTCGCTACGCCGCGCCGGACTTCCGGCATCCGGGCTTCTTCCTCTACGTCCAGAACAACGACTGAGCGCGAGCTCGTCGACAGCTGACCCCCCATCGTCGGAGCGAGGAGTGACGCCTTCGCCCGCTTCACCCCGCTCGGCATCGCCGCGCGGGGTCGAGGCGGTGCAAGGCCTCGCCTTCGGAGAACCACGACATGAGCGACACGACCACGATCATCCTCATCAACGAGAGCAAGCGCGCGTGGAGCTTCCCGTCGCGTCCGGTTCCGACCACCGAGAAGCATCGGCTCAACGAGCGAGGGCGTCCCAAGCAGGTCGGGCTTGCCGAGCTCGACCGCGTCGAGATCTACCGGCCGCCGCTGCTCCGCCCCGGTGAGCGCCTCGAGGTGCCGGGCTGGTACTTCGAGGCGATCAAGGGCATCAAGACGCTCAAGGCGGTCTGGAACCGTCGCATCGACGGCATCGCCGTCGGTCGCACGCGTGCCGAGCGCGCCGCGGCTCGGGAGGCCGAGCTCGAGACCGCAGCGCGCGCCGAGCGCGAAGCCGCCGCCAAGGCAGTGGCGGCCGCGGAGCAAGCCGCGGCGCGCGAAGCCGACGCCGCAAAGACTGCTGCTGCGCGCGTCGCCGAGCTCGAGCGCGAGCTCGCCAAGCTGAAGGCCGCCGCCGAGAAGGCGGCGAAGCCCGACGACAAGCCCAAGGGCTGACCACTACCCATCCCGAAGGTGTGCTCCTCGGAGCTCAAGGGGCGGGACGCCGCGCACCCAGGCGTGACAGGTCGGAGAGACGGCCGCTTCCGAGACAACCGCCATGGCCGTCACCGTCGACAGCTTCGTCGCAGCCCACCCCGAGTTCGCCGCAGTCGCGGCGCAGCATCGGGACATGGTCGCGACGGCGATCGCGGACGCGGTCGCGGAGACGGACGCCACGGTCTGCGGTACGGAGACGGACCGCGTCGTCCGGCTCCGGGCAGCCGACGAGCTCGCGCGCTCGCCGTTCGGCGCGCAGGCGAAGCTCGTCGACGACGAGGGCCGCACCCCCTACGAGAAGTCGCTCGAGCGCTTGGTGCAGCGCATCGGCCTCACGCACCGGACGGTGCTCGAATGAGGTTCCGATTCTCAGATCGCGATCGCGGATTCCGCGCGCTCATGCAGCGCATCGCGCGGCACACACGATCGCGCCTCGTGGTTGGCGTCCTCGAGGCCGCCGCTTCGGAGACCAACGCCGACTCCGCCGTCTCGGTCATGACCGTCGCGATCGTGCACGAGTTCGGCGGCGGAGATCTGCCGGCGCGCAGCTTCATCCGCGCGTGGGCAGACGAGAACGTCGCAGCGAACCGAGCTCGACTTCGCGACGTTGCCCAGCGGGTGCTTCGCGGAGCGCCCGAGCGAGAGCTCCTCGAGGATGTCGGTCGGGAGATGGTGCTCGAGGTCCGCGCGCGCATGGCGCGCACGGAGCGCCTCGATCCCGACACGGTCAGGCAGACGGGTCGGTCGACGCCGCTCGTCGGCGGTCAGCTCGAGCGCGCTGTCGCGTCCGAGGTGCGCGCGTGACGACGCTCAACAGTCCCGATCCGAGGCAGGTCCACGAAAGCCTGCGCCAGTGGGCGGCGTACGTCGTCGACGACGATGCATCCGTCGTGCAGTGGACGGACGAGCCCCGCCGCGCGATCCCGGGCATGACCGTCCTCCTCGATCACCTCGCCGAGCGCGTCGTGGGCCAGGACGCTCGCACGCACACCTTCGACAGCACGGCCGAGCCCGGCCGAGAAGTAGTCCGTCGCGTCGGCGGACCGCGAGTGATGACCTTGAGCCTCGCGCTCGAGGGGTACGACCAGCGATTCCCAGAGGGCCCGTTTGCCCGCGCCGCGGCAGCGTCCGCGCGCGCGCAGGGTCGGGAGTCGGTCAAGCGCCTGCGGGCACTCGGCTTCTCGCTCGTCGACGTGCAGGGCCCGGTGAACGCGCGTCGAATCGAAGGCAGCCGCGTCTACCCGCGCGGCGTCCTCGATGTGCGGCTCGGCTACACGCGCGTCGAGCTCGATGCGCCCACCACCTGGATCGAAACCGTGCGCCTCACGACGAGGCTGCGCGACGCGGACGGATCGCTCTTGCCGAGCCCGCCGAACCGCGAGCTCGAGATCGCAACGGAGACCCCATGAGCGACGTGGACATCTCGGAGATCGTCGACTCGACCGTCACGGTCGAGGACAGCTACCCGACTCGGCGCGGCTTCGGCACGATGCTGATCCTCGCCTACCATCGGCAGCAGTCGGGTGATGCCCGCGTGCTCTCGTACACGCGCCCCGAGGAGGCCGCGGAGGACTGGCCGCTCGATCACCCGATCTACCTCCAGGTCGCGGCCGCCTACGCCGGCGACATCACGCCCGACGTCGTGAAGGTGGGTCGGCGCGAGGGCGCGCCGACGCAGACCGTGCGTCTGACGCCCGTCTCCACCGTCGCGGGGTACGAGTACTCCCTCAGCATCGGTGGCATCGCGATCGCCGTAACCGTGCAGTCGGGCGACGTCGTTGCGGACGTGTGCGACGACCTGGTCGCCGCGATCGCTGCGAGCGCTCTCGCGGCCGACGACGACGCCATCGTCACCGCCCTCGCGACGGCGAACTCGACGCAGACGATCGCCTCGAGTCAGGCCAACGGCGTGATCGGAAAGAGCGTGATCTCGCCGCCGGCGAAGCTCACGGTCACCAGGTCGTCTCACGCCGACCAGGACGCCGTGACAGCGGTGCTGACGTACGAGGACGACGAGGGAGTGACTCGCACGCAGAACCTCGCGTTCGCGAACGGCGGAGGCGACACGTTCACCTCGACGTACCGCGCGCGGAAGTTCGTGTCGCTCGTCACCCCCGCTCAGGCCGGGACGGGAGGCACCACCAAGATCGGCGTCGCCGCGCGTGTCACCGCCACGGACGGCACCGCGCACGTCGATGTCGCGGCCGACGCCGGCGCGTGGCTGCCGTACCAGCTCGTGTCCAAGACCGCCGATCTGCTCTTCGAGGATCGGACGGCGAACCCCGGCACGACCATCGAGACCGATCTCGCCGCCGTCGCGGCAGCAGACGACGACTGGTTCGCTCTCGTGCTCGCCGACGCGCAGAGCTCCGCGCAGATCATCGCCGCGGCGAGCTGGGCTGCGAGCAACCAGCGCGCGCTGCTGGCCGACACGATGGACTCGGCGGTGGTGAACGGCTCGATCGACACCGACGTCATGTCGCAGGCGCTCGACGCCGGCTACCCGTGCGCCATCCTCTACCACCGTCGGGGCGCCGGCTACGCCCCCTGCGCGCGCTGGGGCGGCCGCAAGCTGCCGACCGATCCGGGGACCGAGACCTGGGCGCTCGTGACGCTCACGGGCCTGCCGGTCGACGACCTGACCGCCAGCGAGCGGACGGCGATCAAGGCCAAGAGCGGCAACTTCTACGCGCGCGTGGCGCGCCGCGGACGCATGCTCGGCGCCAAGAACGGCGGCGTGCTGAGCTCGGGGCGCTTCATCGACCTCGAGCGTTTCCGGCTCGCCCTCGATTCGGAGGTCCAGGAGGAGATCTTCGCCGCCATGACGGTGGACGAGAAGGTCCCGATGGACGACTTCGGTCTCGCGGCGCTCGGCGGTGCGATCCGCCGCGTCTGCAAGTCCAAGGAGACCCTCGGGGCGGCCCGGCTCCGGAGCACGCGCGTGACCGTTCCTGCGGTCGACGACATCCCCGTCGGCGATCGTGCGGAGCGCATCGCCAGCGGCCTCGAGTGGTCGGTCATCTACACGGGTGCCGTCCACAAGGTGCGTGTGCGCGGCCGAATCGGGATCTGATCCCGTCCCCGCACAGAACGACGAACGAACGAGGAACCAATGAGCGGCTACGGCGAGTGGGATCCCAAGCACGTCGCGCTGACGATCTTCGGGATCGCGATGTCGGGCTTCGGCGAGGACTCGATGATCACCATCGAGCCCAACTCGGAGCATCGGACGCACAAGACGAGCATCGACGGCCGCGTGGTGTCGGCGAAGTCCGCCGACGAATCGGCGATCGCCAAGCTCACGCTGATGGAGACGTCGCCCGCGCACCGCGCGCTGCTCGGCATCCTCCGCACCGACCGCGCGCGGCCAGGAGGCGCGGGCACCGGCGCCTTCGAGATGAAGGACCTCGTGAGCGGCGAGATCGAGAGCTCGGAGAAGTGCTGGATCAAGCAGCGACCGGTCAAGACCGTCTCGAAGGAGGTCCCCGAGCTCGAGTGGACCTTCATCCTCGGCAAGTGGGAGTCGTCGCACTCCGACGACGCGGAGGTCTGATCCATGACGGGTCTCGCGTCGCCGGCACAGTTCACGATCGGGGGCTGGACGTTCCAGCCCCAGAAGATGCCGTTCGGCGTCTCGCGCCCGCTCTTCGTTCGCGCGCTGGCGATCTGCGCGCCGGCCGTCCAGGCCGCCAAGCAGATCGACCTGCGCGGCCTCGTGCTCGGGCAGGACAAGGCGCTCTCCGACGTTCGTGCGGCGATGCTGGGCTCCGAGGATGCCAAGGGCTCCGTGCTCGCCGCGTTCGGCGCGGCGGCCGAGGTGTTCTTCGATCGCGCGAAGCGCGAAGACTTCGACGCCTTCGAGGAGGCGTTCGCCTCGCACTGCCTCGCGCGCCGCGTGGGTGAGACGAAGTGGTCGTCGATGATCGACGCGCGCGAGCTCGTGTGGCCGGAGCTCGGCTACGTCGCGTACACGCGCTGGTTCGTCCAGTGCGCGAGGGCCCAGTTCGGCCCTTTCTCCTCCGGCGGACCCAAGGGCTCCGCCGTCCGCCCCGCACCCGCGGAGGGGTGAGGCTCCCCGACTACATCGACTGGGAGGTCGCGCGCCTCGTCTCGGCGCGGATCGCTACCCAGACCGAAATCCTGACGCAGTGGACGCTCGAGGACGTGTGGGACCACCACCGGATCCTCGACGCCCGTGAGATCGCCTCCACGAGGACGTAGTGGATCCGCTCAGAGAGCTACTCGCCGAGTTCGGCTTCGAGTTCGACACGGCCTCCGCGCTCGCGGCGGCCTCGTCGATCGAAGAGGTCGTGTCGGCGGCCAGCGCATTCGGCGCCGAGCTGCTCACTGGCGGCGTCGTGGCTGCCGCCGCGTACTGGGTCACGACGATGGCCGAGGTGGGCGCCGAGCTCGATGACGTGAGTCAGCGCCTCCAGATGTCGGCCACCGAGGTGACCGAGTGGCATCACGCAGCCCAGCTCTCGGGCGTCGCCGCCGGCGAGCTCGATCGAGCCATCCTCGCGACCGCACGCGCCGCAGCCACGGGCGGCGCAGCGCTGCGGGCGATCGGCGTCGAGACGCGAGACGCCGGAGGCCAGGCCCGCACGACGGGGCAGATCTTCGAATCGACGATCGACGCGCTCGCATCGATGGGCGACGAGGGCGATCGTGCCGCGGCCGCGCAGCGGATCTTCGGTCGCAGCGCATCGGCGCTCGCGCCGCTGCTGCGTCAAGGCGCGGACGGGATCCACGATCTTCGGGCCGAGGTCCGTCGCCTCTATGGCACCGATCTCGAGCGCCTGGCGGAGCTCGGCGCGGAGGTCGGCGACGAGCAGGATCGGCTCAACCTCGTGTGGGATGCGATGCGGACGCGTCTGGCAGTACTGCTCCTGCCGGCGCTCTCGTCCGTGCTCGAGGCGTTTCTCTCGGTCGGGACGGTCGTGAACGACCTGATCCGCGGCTCGAGCATCCTCGAGGTCGTCGTGGGCACGCTCGGAATCGCGCTCGCGGCAGCGGCGCTCTCGACGATCAGCGTCTGGGGTCCGGCCGCGGCGACGTTCGGAGTCGTTGCGCTCGCGATCGGCGCGGTACTGCTCGTCGTCGAGGACGTCGTCACGATGTTCCGCGGCGGCCGATCGGTGATCGGTGACTTCATCGACGAGCTGTTCGGCATCGGCTCTGCGCAGCAGGTCGTTCAGTACCTCACGGACGCATGGGAGGGTCTCAAGCTCACCATCACCGACACGACCGAGCTGGCTCGGAACTTCATGACCGACGCCGCTTCGCTCTTCGCGAGCCTCGGTGGCTCGTTCTCTGCCACTCCGCAGATCCAGTCGGCGGACGGCTCGATCCGCCAAGCCACGGCTGAGGAGACAGCTGCGATCCGTGCCGACCCCACGGTGACGGGAGGCCTGCGCCCTGTCAGCGTTCAGACGACGCGTCAGGTCGGACAGATCGTCGTGCAGGGCGCGTCCGACCCTCAGGAGACCGCTCGCCGCGTCCAGGAGGCCTTCGAGCGTGGCACGGCTGCCGACGCTGACATCACGGGCGCCGACCTCATCCCGGAGGGTGCGTGATGGACCTCTTCTGGGTGGACGACGCGGGACAGGTGCAGCTTGTCGACTTCGACGCGACGCTGCGCGAGGAGCATGTCGGCGCCTCCACGCCCACGCGCTACCCGATCGAAGGCAACGCAGGCGCCGTGGATCACGCCGTGCTCGAGCCCGTGACGCGCATCTACGACGTGTACGTGTCCGACTCGCCGTCTCATCAGCCCGCGACGCACATGTTCGGCGTCCGCGCGGCGTTCGAGTCCGTGCGTGTGTCGACGGGCGTCGAAGGAGAGAAAGCGGCTTCGACGGCGCGCGTTCTTGCATTCGACGGCCCCGTCGCACGACGCGAGCGCGTGTTCGCCGAGCTCGAGCGGCTCCGCACGCAGCGCGTGCTCGTCTCGGTGTCGACCACGCTCGACGCTCTGGACGACATGCTGATCACCAAGGTCGGCGCCCCTCTCGAGACGCGCGACGGTGACGGGATCACGTTCCGCCTCGAGCTGCAGCAGATCACGTACGGCGAAGCCGTCGTCGTGCAGGTGCCGGATCCGGAACAGCCGCGCGGACGGCGGTCTGTCGACGCGGGCGCGACGTCGACCAGCGAAGCCGACCCTGAGCTCGAGTCGATCTGGCACCGACTGTCGGGGCTGTGATGGCACTCCGGACGCTACAGCTGCTCGGGTCCTCCCAGCGACCGACGGTTCGGCAGACCGTCGTGCTCGATGGGCGCTCGTACCTGCTCGAGCTTCAGTGGAACGGGCGCGAGGGTCGCTGGTATCTGCACCTGTTCGACGGTGCGGGCGCGCCGCTCGAGCTCGGCACGAAGCTCGTGGCGGACCTCCAGCTCTGCCGGAACCTCATCGACTCTCGCCGCCCACCGGGGCGGCTTTGGTTCGTCGATCGCGGAGTTACGGGTCGCGATCCCGGCCTCGACGATCTCGTGTCTGGGGGCTTCGCGCTTCTCTACGAGGAGGCCCCGTGAGGCTCTTCAAGCGCGCATACCGCCTCCAGGTCGATGACATCGAGATCAGCGGCCTCGAGATCGCCTTCTCGGTCGAACGAACGCTCCAGCGCCGTCCGGGTCGAGCGGAGGTGAAGATCTGGAACCTCTCGCGCGACCGCCGCCGCGCGCTCGAGGCGTTGCAGCGCGCGATCCGCGTCGAGCTCTACGCCGGCTACGAGGACGACACGCCGCTCGTGTTCGCCGGCGAGCTCCATCGAGCAGAGAGCACCGACGAGGGCGCCACCGTCGTGACGACCATCCGTTCGCGCGACGGCGGCCGAGCTCACGGGGCGCGCGTCTCGCGCTCGCACGCCGCCGGCGCGAGCTGGACGAGCGCAGTGCGCTCCGTGCTCGAGGCCATGGGGATCGGCGAGGGCAACCTCGGGAGCTTCGCCACCGCGACCATGGGCGGGCTCTCCACCTTCGCCGCCGGCGTGACGCTGACGGGTGATGCGGGCGAGGGTCTCGATCGGCTGATGCGGTCGGCCGACCTCGAGTGGTCCGTGCAGGGGGGAGCGCTGCAGCTCCTGCCCCGCGGCGGGGGGCTCACGCAGCCTGCCGTGCGTCTCGCGCCCGGGACCGGCCTGGTCGGGTCCCCGACGCGCGGCGACCGCGGTCGCGTGATCGTCAACGCGAAGATGATCGCGGGCCTCGTACCCGGTGCGCTCATCCAGCTCCAGAGCGCAGACCACGACGCGACGCTGCGCATCGAGCGCGCCGTCCACAAGGGGCAGCTCAGCGGCAAGGACTGGGGCGCGGGGCTCACGTGCGCCGAGCCCCGCTCGAGCGCTCGGAGGGCAGCATGAGCGGCGAGCACCTTTCGAGCACGGACGTGATCCGGCTCGCGATCGCGGCCGCGGCCGCGAAGCTGCACGTCGCGTTCCCCGCGCGGGTCGAGCGTGTCGCCGACGGGCGCGTCGACGTCCGTCCTGAGATCGGGCGCGCGACCGAGTGCCGCGATGGCTCGACACTGCACGAGGAGCTCCCTGTGATCGCGTCGGTGCCGATCGTGTTCCCACGCGCGGAGTCGATCGGCGTCGTGTTCCCGGTGTCGGTCGGGTCGTACGTCCTCGTGGTCTGCTGCGATCGAAACATCGGTGAGTGGCTGCGCACGGGCCGACGCGAGCGGACCGCCGATGTAGGCGCTCACGTGCTCGACGGCGCCGTCGCGATCCCGGGTCTCTTCCCCGACGCGAGCGCGATCGATCCCGATCACATGGTGCTCGGCTCGCTCGAGAGCGGGCCGTCGATTCACATCGACGACGATCACGTGCGTCTCGGCGGCAACGGCGCGACCGAGCGAGTGCCGCACGGAGACGCCTGGGTCGACGCGCTCACGACGTTCCGCACGGCGCTCGCGACGTGGGCGAACGCAGTCGACGCCGGCGTCACCGCAGCGGGGGGCACGGTCACCGGCCACGCGACGTTCATCACCGCAATCAGCGATCTCGGTGACGCGCTCGACGCGGCTCTGAGCGAGCGGGTGCGGGTGACATGACCGACCTCGCACTCGTCACGCGCGTGGACGCGCAGAACCCCGTCGAGCACGACCTTCGGCTCGTCGACGGGATGATTCCGCTCGTCGAAGGCCTCGACGCGATCCGCCAGGACCTCGTCGTCTCCCTCCGATGGTTCTACGGAGACTGGTTCCTTGATCGCCGCGCAGGCCTGCCGTGGTTCGAGCAGATCCTCGGTCACCGAGCAGGGGTCGAGGTCGTGGAGCGCATTCTGCGCCGCGCGATCCTCCAGCGTCCGGGCGTCACTTCGATCGACACCCTGGTCGTCACCGCCGACCCCGACCGCGAGGTCTCCGTGTCGTTCCGCGCTCGCACGATCGAGGGCCCGCTCGAGCTTCGCGACTTCGTGCTCGAGGGAGGTCTCTGATGCCGACGCTGCCCTGGGGCCTGACCCCTTACGGCTTCCGAGCCAAGACGCTCGAGGAGATCGAGACCGAGCTCGCTACGCGGCTCCGCGATGGCATTCGCGACAGCGAGGGGCGGCGAGTCCTCAACACCGAGGTCGGTGCGGTCGCGCAGATCATCGGCGCAGTCGCGAGCGCCGCGCGCGAGACCTGGGAGGCCGTCGAGGCAGTGCACGCCGCGTCGGATCGTGATCGGGCAAGTGGCGCCGGACTGCGGTCGGTCGCCGCCATCACGGGCACACGCGCGCTCGGTCCGACGAAGAGCACGGTCACGCTCACGCTTACGCTCGGCGCAGGCGTGACGGTGCCCGCGGGCTCGATCGTGTCCGTAAGCGGAGCGCCCGAGTCGCGCTTCGTCACGATCGCGACCGTCACTTCGACGAGCGCGGGCGCCTACGAGGTTGCCGCGGAGGGTGAGACGGCCGGGCCCGTCGCCGCGAACGCGGCGACGCTCACGGTCATCGACACGCCGGTGTCGGGATGGACCGCGGTGACGAACGCGCTCGATGCGGTGACCGGCGCGCTCGCGGAGTCCGATCCCGAGCTCCGCGCTCGAGCGGAGAACGAGCTCGCGGCGCCGGGCCGGTCGCCCCAGGACGCGATCCGCGCGCGTCTCCTTCAGCTCCTCCGCGACAACGGCGTCACTCGCGGGAGCGTGACCGTTCACATGAACGTCGGCGACGTCGTCGACGCTGAAGGTCTGCCAGGGCACTCGGTCGAGGCGGTCGTGTACGACGGCACCGACGACGGCTCGGCGATCGCGTCGGCCGACATCGCCGAGACGCTTTGGTCGTGCGTCGGCGCTGGCATCTACACGCACGGCAGCAGCTCGGTCACGGTGCGCGACTCCGCCGGTGGCGCGCACACGGTCCGCTTCACGCGGCCGCTCGTTCGCAACGTCTACATCGTCGCCGCGGCCAACGTCTCGGGGCAGCGTGGGTGGGACACCGCGAACGGATCGACGCTCGCGAAGAACGCCATCGTCGCGAACGCCGATGCGATCCACGGCGTCGGCGACGACGTGTCGCGATTCCGGGTCCTCTCGGCGCTCTTCGGAGTCGCGGGCGTCATCGACGTCACGAGTTTCACGCTCGGCTTCGCGCCCGCGCCCGTCGGCACATCGAATCTCGTCGTGGGTCGACGCGAGATCGCCGCGTTCGATTCTTCGCGCGTCACCCTCACGCCCACCGTCGTGAGCCCGCCATGAGGAGGTCGCGATGGGATTCATGACGCCCTGGGGCCATGGCTACATGGCAACCTCGACTTCGGTCGACGGGACTGAGCTCGTCTACGACACGGGCCACGTCGCGCGCGGGCGTGATCGCCTGTTGTCGCAGTTCCACGGCAAGCCACGCCTCGAGGCGTTCGTCTCCGCGTGCGTCGCGCCGTTCCAGGAGATCGAGCTCGCCTCGTGGCAGCTCGTCGCGGAGCGCACCGTGGCCACTGCGCTTCACCACGCGCTGCGCGTGCTGGCCCATCTCGTCGGGATCCGCGGCTACGACGCCGCGCGCGACTCGCTTCTCCGCCGCTTTGTGCGCGCAGCCATACTCGCCCGCCGCTCGGGGGGCTCACCCGACGAGCTGCTCGACGTCGCCGGAGTCTTCTCGGGGTCCGACGCGCTCGAGCTCCGCAACTACTACCCCGGCTGCGTCGTCGTGCGTCTCGTCGAGCCGCTCGACGCGGACGGGCACGAGGCCGCGATCCTCGGCCTCCTCATCCGACGCGCGGCGCTCGCCGGCGTCCGCATCGTCGTGGAGGTCCCGATCGACGAGACCGACCTCACCTTCACGTTCTCGAGCGACGCCGACGCGGACGAGCTCTCGGACGATCTCGGCCTGGCCGACGACGACGAGACGATCGGCGGAACGCTCATGTTCGCCACCAGCGGAGACGAGTCATGACGGATCGGCCGACCACGACCCCCACATGGGCAGAAGACGCCGCGTACGACGCGCCCGGCAAGAGCTGGGACGGTCTCGCTCCCGCGCTCCAGCCGCCGTCCGGCCTCCGCGCCGAAGGCTGGGAACCGGGTGTGCGCGTCAACGCGCGCTTCCTCAACTGGCTCTTCCGTGATCTCAGCCGGTGGGTCTCTCACCTGGCGATGATCCCGCTCGTCCAGTGGTTCCTGCGGAGCGCTGACACCTCCAGCTCGCCAACGGCGGTGCGCGCGGTCGGCGTCCGCACGACGACCACGGAGCGCGACGCGTTCGTTGCTGTCTGCGCGACGGCGGGCGCGGGAGTCGCGCAGCGCTCGGCCACCGGCGACTCGTGGCTCGACACGGGCAGCGGACTCACCGGCGAGCTCCGCGCCGTCGCGTGGATGGGGGGCAGCGTCAACAAGTGGCTCATCGCTGGCGACGCCGGGAAAATCTTCTACCGATCCGGTGACGTCGACACGGGGTGGACCGCGACGGGACCCGGCTCGGGCGACGATTTCTACGCCGTCGCGTCGGCCGCGGACGGCTCGCTCGCGGTTGCCTGTGGCGAGAACGGCAGGCTCTACACCTCGACGGACGGCACCTCGTGGACATCGCGCACGAGCGGGACGACTGCCGATCTCCTCGACGTCGCGCACGGCGGCGGTCGGTGGGTCGCCGTTGGGCAGGCAGCTCCGGGCGACACCGTCATCACCTCGACAGACGGCACGGCCTGGTCGACGGCTGTGGTCGGGAACCAGCAGTTTGCGGCCGTGGTGTACGAACCCGTCGCCGGCGTCTTCATCTTCGTCGATGGCACCGACGTGCGTCAGCTCGACGCGACGAGCGGTGAGGTGTCCGCCGTCATCGGCACGCTGCCGGCGAGTGGCCTGACATCGCTCGCGACGGACGGTCACGGCACGGTGGTCGCGCTCATCGGCAAGCGGATGTCAGTGAGCACCGACGCCGGCGCCACCTGGAGCGCGCTGATCGCGCTGCCGCGCATCGATGACGTGAACGCGACCTACCTCGATCTCGTGTGGAGTGAGGCGCTCGGTTGCTTCGTTGCTGTCGGCAACGGGCCATCGATCGCGCAGTCGCTGAGGGTGCACTGATGCCGATCACCGTCCCGTCGAAGACCGAGGAGTCCCTCGGTATCGAGAAGAGCGACAACGTCCCCGAGGGCGTCGTCCTGGACCCGCGCCACTGGACGACGGCGGCGCAGCTCGAGCTCATGAAGACGAAGATCATCGAGCTCTGCGAGGCGATCAACGGCCTCGAGGCCGGTGGCGCGGTCCTCTACGACATGCCCATCGCGCTCGAGAGCGTCGGCACGCCATCGCGCTACCGATCGTCGGCCGACAGCGGTACCCCGGCGGGCACGGCCGCGGTCTCTCTGGTCGGGTGGGAGTCGTATCCGAGCGGCCAGGCGCTTCGGCTTCGTGGAACCGGCCTCACGGGCGGTCTCGTGTGGCCCATCCGGCACGGCCTCACGCTCCCATCGGAGTACGTCGTCGAGATCGCGCTCGCAGGAATGGACGTCGACGCGTCCAACATGGTCGTGGCGGTCCTTCCGTTCTGTGACTTCTTCGACGGGGGCGGCGACGACGGCACTGTGCGCGGCCTCGTGCTCGAGCACTACCGCGGCCTCCAGCAGGTCGATCGACGCACGATCGACATGGCGAGCAGCACGTACACGCGTGTGCTCGGCTCGGGCATCGGCGACACGTGCCAGTGGCCGACGTCGCCGGACTACCCGACCGGTCTGCATCACATCCGCCTCCACGTCGCGCGCGCCGGCGGGTTCACGCCCGCCCGGTGGGTCGTGCACGCCGAGCACCGCTGCGGGGGCACCGCCAGCGCGCCGTCGGTGTGGTCGATGTCGGGCGCCGACGCTCCGCAGTCGCAGCTCGACGCGCTCACCTTCGACGACATCGGGATCGGCGTCTTCGGCACGGGCGCGAGCGACATGAACGTGGACATCGCGCGCCTGCGCATTCGTTCGGTCTGAGGAGGAACCATGCTCGACGACATCCCCGAGACCGGCCGTACGGCCCGCACGCTCGAGCACGGCGAGCACGGCGACGTGCGCGCGCTCGCCCGCGAGCTCGCAGAGATGCGCTCCGCGCTCGAGGCCGACCGATCGACGCGGCGCGAGCTCGCTGCGGCATCCGAGCGCCGCGCGACGTGGTGGCGCTGGGCGGGGGGCATCGCCGCGTCGATCGCGCTCACGCTCGCAAGCGTCGCCACGCGCCTCGCGTTCACGGCATCGGCGGATCACGAGACCGTCCTGCGCCACGACGCCGTGCTCGCGGAGCGCGACGAGCGCGAGGCTGATCTGCTCGAGCAGGGCGCGCGCACGGCCGCGACGCTCGACGCGGTGCTCGCCGCGCTCGCGGAGCTCCGCGCCGACGTCAGAGAGATCCGCGCCGAGAGTCGGCGCCAGACCGGAGACCGACGATGATGACCCAGCTCTCTCGCATCACCCGCCTCGAGTGGCCCACCGCCATCGTTCTGCTCGGCGTGCTCGGCCTGATGGGCTTCGTCTGGTGGTCGGCCCCCGACCACCGCGGAGACTTCTTGCTCGCGATCGGCACGCTCGGCGCGACGGTGCTCGCGTACATGCGCGGCGCGACCCCTCCGCCTCCGCCTCCGCCGAGCTCGGGCGCGCCTCGCTCGAGCGACAGCGACGGACCGCCAACGCGACCCCGCCGCGTGACGATGCAGCCGCCCGCGGCGCGTTCGTGGATCGATCTCGGGGCCGATGTCCTTCGTGCGTTTCCCCTGAGGATCCCGGCAATCGGGGGTTCCTTTCGGCTGATCTCGGGGCCAGTGCTCTTCGTCGCCGTCCTCGTCCTCTCCGGCTGCGGCGCGTCCGCGCTTCGGGTCCATGCGATCGCGGCCGACACGTCCGGCGCGCTGCTCGATGCGACGTGCCAGGAGGTGCGCACGACACGCGGCGCCGAGCAGCTCGCCGTGCCGCACACGACGCTCGAGGAGACGCAGGCGCTCGTCGACAACGTACGCGCGCGATGGGCCCCGGCGGTGGCGGCCTGCAACGTCGTCGCCGAAGCGCACGGCGCTTGGGTCGACGCGATCGTCCACGCCGTCACCGTCGGCGAGCTCGATCTCACCATCGCGCTCCCGCTGGCCCTTCGCGTCGTCACGGCGTGGGCCGATCTCGTCCCGCTCGCGAGCGCGGTGGGCCTCGCGCTCCCGCCTCCCCCGGCCGAGCTCGTGCGGCTCACTGGAGGCGCGCGATGAACGAGCTCCGCAAGATCCTCCAGCACCTCGCCGGCGCTGCCACGCTCGCCGCGCCCGCGCTCCCTCAGCTCGGCCAGGCGATCGCGCGCATCCTCGCGGCCGCGCTCGGCGCGAGCGCGGCGCTGATCGACGCCGGCGCGAAGAGCGTGGAAGAGGTCGTCGCGAGCATCCGTCGCGTCGGCCGCATCGACACCTCGAGCGAGGACACCGAGCTCGACGCGCGCATCGCTGCGCTGCCACGGTCGGCCGCTCTGACCCGATCGACGGCTCCGACGCTCGAGGCGCTCCTCGCGTCGCACGTCGGCCGCCAGACGCTCAGTGTGAGCGAGCGCGACGCGATCGGCGCGGCCCTGCGCCTCGTGCGCGACCACGAGCGCTCAGCACTCCCGCCGGTGCTCGAGACGCCCGAGAGCTCGGAGGGCTGACTCGTGCCGCGTGCCATCGACCATCGCGCGGGCGACACGTTCCTGCGCTCGAGGTGCCAGTGGCGAGTCGGCGGCGTCGCCGTCGATCTCACCGGCTACTCGTTCGAGTGCTCGATCGTGACCCAGGCGGGAGGCACGCTCGTCTCGACAGCGACCGTCACCGCGGATCCGGATCAGACGACGAACCGCGGCCGCTTCTCGATCGAGGTCGCGGACACCTCGAGCTGGCCGGTCGGCGCGACCCTCGCGTTCTTCGTGCGATTCATCGCTCCCGGCGGCCACCGCCGGAGCTCGCCTTGGGTCCTGATCAAGGTGCTGGGTGACGCCCCGTGAGCGAGTCGCAGCTCATCATCGCCGGCGAGACGAGCGAGCTCGTCATCGAGGACGAGGGCGCGGCCTCGCTCTCCATCGTCGGCGATAGCGAGGTCCTCGAGCTCGACATGGGCACCACGGGCCCGCAGGGCCCTCCCGGCGATCCAGGCGCGGCGGGCTCCGTGCTCGCGAAGACGGCGAGCGCGGCGATCGGCGGGCATCGCGTCGTCGTCGCGTCAGGCGCGGATGGTGTGCTCGTCGCCGACCCGAGCGACATCACGCACCTGCATCGCGTCATCGGCATCACCGAGGGCGCTGCCGTCCTCGGTGACGGCATCGACGTCCGCTACGCGGGCGAGATGACTGAGGGCTCGTGGAACTGGACCCCGGATGCGCCGGTCTACGCGGGCGCCGCGGGTGTCCTCACGCAGACGCCGCCATCGGGCGCGTGGCTGCGCATCGTCGCGGTCGCGATCTCCGCGACGCGCATCGTGGTGGATCTGAGAGAGCCCACGCGGCTCGCGTGAGTGAAGGAGTGAAGCGATGGCCGACAAGTACCTCTACAACAATGCCGGAGTCCGAACGGAGCGAGAGGCGACCGTGACGAGCGCTGGCGCTGGCGACGCCGGCAAGATCGTCGCGCTCGACAGCAACGGGCGCCTGGACACGAGCATGATGCCGACCGGCATCGGCGCGGACACCGCGCTGATCCAGGCGAGCGAGAATCTCGCAGCTGGTGACTGCGTGAACGTCCACAACAGCGGCGGCGCCCGCGTGCGCAAGGCCGATGCGACGACGGCCGGCAAAGAGGCGCACGGCTTCGTGACCTCTGCGGTCACGAGCGGCAACAACGCCACCGTCTACTTCGAGGGTCGCAACAACCAGGTGTCCGGCCTCACGCCGGGGCCGCAGTATCTCTCGACGACCGCGGGCCTCACCACTGCAGCCGCGCCGAGCGGCAGCGGCAACGTCGTGCAGCGCGTGGGCGTCGCGGTGAGCGCGACGGAGCTCAACTTCGAGCCGCAAGAGCACATCGTCCTCGCGTGAGGTGACTTGTGGGCGTCCGTCCCCTCAGCATGCAGAGCGGTACGTCGCGAGAGATCGCGGACGGCACCGCTCTGCTCGTCCCCCGCGTCGCGACGCTGCCCGCCTCGCCGACGCAGGGCGACGCCGTCGTGCTCACGACGGACGGGCTGCTCTATGTCTACGACGGCAGCGCGTGGGTCGCGGCGGGCCTCTCGAGCGAGCTGCCCGGCGGCGTGCTCTCCGACGACCTCGCGAACCACTACGCGACGGCCGCCAACACGGCCGGGGGCGCGAACAACTTCGTTGCCGTCGCGCTCGTCTCGTTCACCGCGCAGCGCAACGGCGCGAAGGTCGAACCGATCATCGGTTGCTACGACACGGCGGGCGCGGGCTGGCTGCTCTCGCATCGGTACGGCCAGCTCGACGCTGCCGTCTTCGTCACGACGTACGGGCTCACGCAGGCCGCCGCGCCGACCTCGATCTTCTCCGCGAACGCGCGCATGGGCGAGCTGCTCGCGATCGGCCAGCGCGTGTGGACCGACGCGGGCGGCACGAAGATCGAGCTCTGGGTGGGCCCCGCGCGGCACGTCTACGCCGAGTCGGCCGGCTACGGCACGCCGATCGCGGAGTCCGCGCCGTTCACCGCGCTCTCGTGTGTGGCGAGCGGCGACGAGGGCCCGTTCGGCGGCGTGCTCTTCGGCTGCGCCTACTACGAGGGCACGGTCACCGACGCGCAGATGCGCTCGATCCTCGGCGCCGCGCAGGTGCGCGCGGTGATTCCCGAGGACGTCGTCACCTGGAACCTCTGCCACCAGGGGCGAGACGGCAAGACCGCGCCATCGTCGTGGCCCGCGTCGGTGGGGTCGCACGCGCTCGTGCGCGCGGGCACGCCCACGGCGATCGCCGACGTGTACTGGCCCGCCGGCGGGGCCGCCAACAACGTGCTCGTCACCGCGGGGGGGAGCGGCGGGCTGTCCGAGTACGACGTGCGCAAGCGCGCGGTCGTGCTCGGTCGAGGAAGGTGATCGATGGACCTGATCAACGCCTGGCGCACGCAGATGAAGGTGGACTCGGGGACGCTCGTGCAGAGCTTCGCGACGTTCACCGACGACAACGGGTCGTCCACGTTCACCGAGGGCGCGCGCGAGGAGGAGAGCAACGGCACGACGTGGGTCGACGTCGTCGAGACACCAGCGAGCGGTGTGCGGCGCGTGGGGTGGATCGAGATCGCGAACACCGACTCGGTGACGCGCGTCATCTCCGTTCGCTACTTCAACGGAAGCGCCGGGCGCGCAGAGCACTCGTGGAGCGTCCCGGCCGGGAAGTCGATCTTCTGGACACCCTCGCTCGGCTGGCAGGTCCCGAGCACCGCTACGCAGGTCGGCGCGGAGGCATGGGAAACCAACATCATCGCGGCGCTCGGCGCGGTGCAGTGCAACCCCGATCTCGCGATGCTCGAGATGCAGCGCGCCGGCAACGTCGCGTCCACGCCGACGAACATCAGCACGAGCGTCGCGCGCTGCGCGCTCTTTCGCCCTCCGCAGAACATCACGATCAACAACATCCGCTTCTACGGCGTCGGTGCGACCACGAACGTCTACCGCGCAGCGATCTACCGCTACTCGACGAACGCGCGACTCACGAGCGAGTACGCGTTCTCGACGAGCGTCGACACGTGGGGGACGGTCATCACGGGCCTCAACCTCGCGCTCACGGCGGGCGAGCTCTACTTCATCGCGTGCTCGGTCAACGCGACCGGCACCACGGCGGGCATCGGCTGCGTCGGCGGCACCGTCGCTGCGACGACGGGACGCGTGAACACGATCCCCGGGTCGTTGCCCGGCAAGCTCGAGCCATCGCAGGGCTTCATCAGCAACTACTTCTTCCAGTTCGCGGTCACGAGCGGGGCCTTGCCAGACCCCGCGGCGACTCTCGCGGCGCAGGCTGCGTGGACGGGCGGCATGCCCTTGTTCTTCCTGGAGAACTGATGCGCACGGTCCTCATCACCCTCGCGCTTCTCGTCGCCGGCTGCCCGCCGCCCGTGTGCCTCACGGGTGCGACGCGATGCGACGGCGAGCGCGTCGAGGCGTGCGACGGGCGCGGGCACTGGCGCCTCGTCGCGGACTGCGTCGACGTCGCGCGCTCAAGCGGCGGCGAGTGGACGTGCGGCGAGGCCTACGACGACGGCCGACACGTCAACGCGTGCATGCCCGCGGGGGATCGATGAAGCCGCAGAGAGCGAAGCGATTGGAGCGCCTCGTCGATGCGCATCCGAAGTTGGAGCACGGCGGCACGTGGCTGTCGTTCGACTGCCCCATCCACCTGAACGATGCCACCGAGGAGATGTCGCCGGAGGAGCGTGTGCACCACTGGTGTCGCGTCGCGATCCCGCTGCGCGGCGGGCACGAGAAGCCGTGGGACCACACCGGCGACTCGTTCGAGACGATCACTGTCTCGCCGTCGATCGCGCGTCGCGGCGGCGCCGGCGGATGCGAGTGGCACGGCTTCATCCGCAACGGGCGCTTCGAGCACTGCGGGGACTCGCGATGACGACCGTCCTCGTCGCGCTCGGATCGCTCACGTGCGGCGTGCTCGCCGGCGCGGGCCTCGTGGTCGGCGGGCTCGTGTGCCTCGCGGTGATGGGTGGAGGTGACCGTGTGGATCGCTGACGCAGACATCCCGGCTGCGACGGTGCGCGCGTACGCGGGCCACATGGCGCGGACCTTCGGGGCGTCGATCGCCCCGAAGGCCGCGTCGCAGACGATGCGCGCCGCGGGCCTCGCGCTGCGCGTGCTCGGCATCGGCCTCGGTGAGCGCTTCATGTCGCACGTCGTGACGACGATGGGCTCGACGATCTTCGTGCCGTTCGAGCTCGGCCAGCCGAGTGACGCGTGGTCGCCGTGGCAGCAGATCGAGACGCTCGCGCACGAGTGCCAGCACATCGTCGACGGACGTCGCGGCGGGCTCGCGCGCGACGTCGGCTACCTGCTCGACACGTCCGAGCGCACCTACGCCGAGGCCACCGCCGTGACGACGAGCATGGAGCTTCACCACTGGCGGTACGGCACGATCGAGGGGTGGTGGACGCGCACGCGCGCGGAGTCGATGCACGGCTACGGCGTGAGCGACGCGGACGTCACGCACATCCACACGCACCTGCTCGCGGCGGCGCCGACCATCCGCCGCGGCGGGCTCATCACCGAGGCGGGTCGGGCGGCGATCTCGTGGCTCGACGAGCACGCGCCCGAGCTCCGGGCGGCTGGCGTCGCATCGAGGAGGACATCGTGAACACGAATCACATGGTCGCAGGCGTCCCGCAGGGGATCGGCATGTACGCCGGCCGCGGCGGCATCACGGGCGCTCGAGCGGCGCAGCTCAGGAAGCTCGGACGCGTGCGTCACGTCGCGCTGTGCGGCGAGGCCGTCGACGGCTGGGTCGCCACACCGAACCAGCTGCGGGAGTGGGGCGCGGTCTGCCGCGGCGAGGGAGTGACACCTCACGTGTACGTGTTCCCTGGCCTCGAGCGCGCGCGGCAGCCTCGTCTCGTCGCCACGTGGCTGCTCACGTCGCTGCGCCTCGCCGGTGCCGTCTGCCCGATCCCCGACCTCGAGGCCGCCTACCGCGGGCGCCCGCAGCTCCTCGAGGCCCTCTTCGACGCGCTGCTCGAGCTCGCGGCTCCGGGCGAGCTTGCCGCGATCTTCGTGACGACGTTCGGGTTGCCGTCTGACCGCAAGACCACCTGGCCGTGGGCAGCTCTCGCGGCAGCGGTCGCGCGCGTACGAGCTCGCGCCGGCGCCGCCTCCGCATCGATCGGATGGCAGTGCTACGAGCGGGCGGCCGACGACCGGAAGGTGAGCGCCGGGATCGCGGAGCTCGCGGCGGTGTGGGGGCGCGATCGCGTCGTCCCGCATCTCGCGACGTACCGTCGGCGCTCAGAGACGGCCGAGGGCGCCGATGGCGGCGAGCGCCTCGAGGCGGACCTCGAGCGGACCTGCCTCGACGACGACGGCAAGCTCGAGGTCGCCGGCGTCTGGCTCTGGTGGACCCTGTCGACGTCGCGCGACGAGCTTGTGGCGCTCAGCAGCTTCGCGCAGCGCGTCGGCTGGTAGCGCCCCGCCCGAGGGGGATCATCGGCAGACACCGAAACCGTCGGCGAGCCGATACTCGGGGGCGTCGACGCACGTGGCGCAGCGCGAACCGCCGAGCGCACAGATGGCCAGACATGTTCGTTCCCCTCGAGCACCGAGCCAGTCGCAGAAGCTGCCGGGGACGCAGTCGTTGGTGAAGCCGCAGGGGTCTCCGGGAGCCGCGCTCGCCGCCGTGGGGCGGACGCACTGCGAACCCTCGTGCCCGGCTGGGTAGCAGCCGAGCCCGGGGTCGCATCCCGCCTGCGGGTAGAGAACGCACTCGACCGGATGCGGGACCCACGAATCCTCGCCCACGTCGAAGGGTTCGACGTGGGCATCCTCACCCGCGTCGGATTCGGCGGCGTCAGGGTCGGGTGGTACATCGAGAGCGTCGGAGACGATCGGCGCGTCGAGGCCGCGGGCGTCTAGCTCAACTGCGTCGCGGCCCGCGTCGACCAGGACGACTCCCCCGTCATCACAGCCAGAAACCAGGACGACGGTCACGATCAGATGGAACCCCTTCCTCATCTCCCGATGCTCCCGCGCGAAGGAAGGAAACGCAACGGGTGGAGCTCGAAGCCGCGTAGCTACGCCGCAAGCTCGACCTGGACGGGGATCCCGAGCGCTCGGACGTCGACACATCGGGCCCCCGCAATTGGATGATCCGAGCGTCCTCCCACCGATACCAGAGGTGGGAGGACGTTTGCGTTGAGGGCCCAGCGATCACCGGCGCGGGTGGCCCGGATCGAGCCGTCGACGAGCAGGCCGCGGAGCGCGTCTCTCGCAGCGCTGACGTCCGCGCCGGCGAGGACCTCGTCGAGCTGCGCCCACTCGGCGACGACGTCGTCGACGCTCGGCAGCTCGCGCACGTCCGCCGCCTGCTCGAGGGCGGCGATGGCGGCGCGCGCCTGGCGCTGCTCCGCCTCGAGCTCGCGCACGCGCGCGGCGAGGGCGGCAGACGCGCCGTCCGCGAGGGCATCGACGAGGCGCGCGATTTTCGCCTCGAGGCGCCCGAGGGCGGAACGACGCTCGACGAGCTCGCCGGCGGACGCGCCGCTCTCCTCCTCGAGGACCTCCGCGATCGTCGCGCGCACATCCGCGATCACCTCGCGTGACGTGAGCAGGCCGCGGAGCTCCCCGAGGAACGCCCCACGCGCTTCCGACTCGCGCAGCGATGCGCGCTCGGGGCAAGTCCCGCGGGCGCTCGCGGCCGAGCAGCGGTAGTAGCGGCGCCCCTCGTCTCCGCCCCCGTGGATCGCCATCAGCGCCTCGCAGCGGCCGCACCGGAGCACCCCAGAGAGCAGGTACGAACGTCTGCCGCTCCCCTTGCGCTCGGCCGAGCTCAGGGCGCCCGCGGCTCGGGCCTCCCCGTCGCTCCTGGCAGCGACCGCGGCCCAGGTCTGTGCGTCGACGATCGCGAGCTCGGGGCGATCCTGGATCACCCACTCCTCGCGGGGGCGCTCTCGGCACTGTCGCCGGTTCGTGCCCGGCACCTTCAACCACACGCGGCGGTTCCAGATCCACCGACCCGTGTAAGTCTCGTTCAGGAGGAGCGCGCGGATCGTCGTCTGCTGCCACGTGTTCGCGCGCGCGCGGTCGCGTCGGCTGGAGCGCGGTCCGGCGACGCCGGCGGCATTCAGCTCCATCGCGATCGCGTTCCTCGATGCCCCCGCGGCAGCGCGCGCGAAGATCCTTCGGACGACATCGGCTTGCGCTGCATCGATCTCGATCGCGTGAGCGCCGCTCTCCGTCGGCCGCGATCGGTAGCCGTAGGGCAGGCCGCCCGTCGCGTGGCCCGCGCGCGCTCGACCCTCCATGCCTCGACGCGTCTTGTCCGCGAGATCGTCGAGGTACATGTCGCCGATCAGACCCTTCATCGCCGTGTGCATCTTTGCGGCGCGCGAGCTCGTGTCGATGCCATCGGCGATCGCGTGCAGCGTCACGCCGGCGAACCGCAGACGCTCGACGAGCTGCATCGTGTCGCCCGTCTTGCGACTCACGCGGTCGAGTGACTCGACGACGATCACGTCGACGGCGCCGGCGCCGACCTGGCGCTCGAGCGCGGCCCAGCCAGGGCGGTCCATCGAGGCGGCCGACACGGCGCGATCGGCGAACACGAGCTCGCGTCGCACGCGGCCGCCGCGCTCCTCGACCCATCGTGTGCACCGCGCGAGCTGATCCTCGACGCTCGCGGCGGACTGGCGATCACTCGAGAAGCGCGCGTAGAGCGCGACACGACGGTCGGCGAAGCTCATGGGGATCCCCTCGGATGGTACAGGGCTACGCGGCGCGGGAGGCGGGCGCAGCGGATCGACGCTCGCGCCAGCGACGGACGGCGGCGCGAGCAAGCAAGCGGACGAGCTCGCGCTCCGCGGGCGTGAGCTTGCGGGGCCGCTTCGACGCTGGCTTCTCGATTCGCGCGATCGTCTCGGTCATTCGACCTCGCTTGCTCGTCGCGCGGCCACGCCGGCGTCGATCTCCGTGCAGAGACGACCGATCGCAGCCTCGACGTCGCCGACGTTGGTCACGTAGACGCTCACGCAGAGCTCGAGGCACTCGCCGCAGATGAACACCGCAGGACCTGCAAGCAGAACCTTCGCCTCGCGCCGCGGACGGCCGCAGAACGAGCACTCGTGTGCGGACGGCCCGAGCCCGAGCTTCGCCTCGAGGCGAGCCACCCGCTTCTCGATGGACGACGCACGGATCATCGCGTGTCCTCGTCGTCGTCGTGCTCGCTCCCGTTCGCGCCGCGCTGGAGCTCGGCGCGCATGTGCCCGACGCCGACGGATCCCAGGTGAGCCAAGTGCGCGTTGCCGAGCGGGTGTTGTCCGCCAGCTGTGAAGAAGCCGTCCGAAGTCTGGACGACCACGAACACAGCCGTCACGCCGGGCGCCCTCGACGCGGCAACTGTCGCCGCGCGAACAGCGTCTCGTCGCCCGCGGCTGAACCGCTCGGGCGCGTCGGGCGCGTGTCCCGCGCACATGCCAGTGCTGAGAACGTGGTCGCATGGCGGGAAGACCTCAAGGCCCTTCGCTCGTGCCGCGGCACACGCGGCGCGGAGCTCGACGAGCGTCGATGCGACGCCCGCCCTCGTGAAGATCGGCAAGTACTCGGCCAACAGCGTCGCGTCGGAGAACCGATCGATGTCGACGGAGATCGCCGTGTGAAACATCGTCGGTCGCTCAAACATGACGCCCTCTCGCGCCGGGCTCGCGCCAGGGCAGGCCGCATGCGGCGATGAAGGACTGCTCGGTCGACGTGGGCACGGTGCGACCCTGCGCGTCGACGAGCCCTCGCAGCGCAGGCCGCGGTCGCGGCACCGCGTCACGAGCTGCTGGGAGTACTCCGCCGGTCCGGTGCGGATCGCGAGGATGGCGCCCCACTGAGCGGGCGGCGAAGAGATCGACGCGCACGTCTCGACCGACGTGGACGAGCGCCCACATCCGCCGCGCGACGCGCAGCGACGCCGGCGCCGGGTGCGTCTCGGTGCGCCACCGAAGGCGACCGCTCGTGAGCTCGCGTTCGAGCACGCGGGTCAGCTCGCAGTCGTCGGGCCGCGGCTGGCCGAGGAGATCGACGCCCATCCGGGGCAGCGCGACGAGCTCGACGTCCTTCACCTCCGCTGCGCCGCGACGAAGCGAGCCCGCGACGACGATGCGCTCGCACGCCGAGCCTAGCGCCTCGAGCAGCTCGTCGGCGACGGCTTGGGCGATGAGACGCGGGGTCGTCGGGGTCATCGCTCGAGCTCCTGCCGTGCCGCGGGGGTGCCGTTGCCGTATCGCGAGTGCTCGGCGAGCACCTCTTCGAACGCATCCACGCCCACGACGCGGAGGATGCTCGCTCCTGGCTCGCGGAGGGCCTCGCCCCGGTTCGTCTCGCTCCACCGCTTGAGCGCTGCCAGCACGCAGGTACGGAGGGCAAGCGTTGCCTCAGCCTGCCTACGCGTCACGAAGGCGTCGACGATTGGAACGATGTCTGCGAGGGCGTCTGCAAGGGCAAGCGCGGATCCGATGGGGCTCGATTGCGAGAAGCCACGCCGCTGCTCCTCGGTCCAGTACGCGAGATCGTCACCGAGTTGCTGGCGCACGCACAGGTTCGCAACCTCCCGCAGCGCCGCGAGTTGAGCGGCGAGAGTATCTCGCTCGCGCGACACGTCGGCATGAGCCACGAAGTGCTCGTTGGCTGCGCGGGCCTCCTCGTCACGTTCGCGCTCCGCAGCTCGGAGGCGGTCCATCGCTGCTTCGAAGAGACCCGTGTCGAGCGCGCGTCGTGCTCGGAGCGCTTCGTTCTCGCGCTCGAGGGCGACGCGCGTGCGCCGACGACGTCGTCCGGCGCGGAGAACGCCGGCGTCTGGATCGTGATCGCGGCAGTAGGGGCGGCCGTCGCGCATCGAGCACGCTGGTCGGCCACAAGGGACGGGACGGCGATCGCCGCGGATGACACGGTGCTCGGTCGCCACGCAGGTGAGGCGCTCGGTCATCGCGACGGCGCTCCGATCTGCGTCTCGTCGATCATGCGCTGGATGCGCTCGGCGACGGCCTGCGCCTCCGCGTAGCTCGCCACGAGCTCGTGCGCGCGAGCGATCGCCGCCTCCGCCGTCGGGAGCACGCGCTCGCCGGCGTCGTTGACGGTGATGAGCCCGAGCGCGTCGAGGAGCTGCTCGTAGCGCCCCTCGGCCGCCCGTGCGGAGGCGCGAGCGGCCGACAGCTCGAGGGGTTCGTCGGCAACGGGGCTCGACAGATCCCGTGGACCCTCGCCGACGTCTCTCACGAGGTCGAGTCCCAGCCCGCACGCGTGCTCCATGACCGCCTCCGGAGCGAGGCGAGCGTCCGAGAGTTGCTCGTCCGTCGCGATGACCACGAGTCGCCCACGCGCCTCGCCGCGAGGACTGGTCACGGTGATGTCGACGGCGAGGGGAAGCCCCTCACCCGGGCCGTCGCCGCCTCCCTCGAGCGTCCCACCGATCTGGATGACCGCGCGGAGCGGGAACTCCACGGGCGGCCGATCGCGCGTTCGATCGACGGCCTCGCGCAGCCGTTCCGCGAAGGTGGGGACGTCGATGCCGAGCTCGCGGACCGCCTCGGCGGCCTCCTCGTCATCGATGGGCTCCTGGTCGAGGACGTCGACGACTCGCTCCGCGGGAGAGCGTTCACTCGTCGCCATCGTCGCCCCCCTCCTCGTCGTTCTGGTCGACGTCCGTCGCGCCTCCGACGGCGCAGGCCGCGCGATCGATCTTCGCGAGCTCGAGGAGCTTCGCCGCCGCGTCGTACGGCTTGCCCGCCACATACGCCACGTGCTGCTCGAGCACGAGCTCCGCGAGGAGTCCGCGCAGCTCGGCAGCGTCCATCTCGTTGATCTGATCGACCACGATCTCGAAGTCCGACTTGTCCTGGTCGGCCCACTTGCGGCGCTCGATCACGGTGCCGAGCAGCCGACGCCTCTTCGGTGCCGCGGAGTCGCCGCGCCGCGAGCCGTCGTTGAACATTCCGGCCGCGAGCGCGATCAGAAGCGCGCGAGAGACGGCGAGGCCTTCTGCGCCTTGGACTGTCGACGCGTACGCGACGAAGCGGCGCGCTTCCTCGTCGAGCGCCTGCATGAGCTTGTGCTCCGCGACGGCCGCGGCCGCCTTCTTCTCCTTCTCCTTCTTCGAGATCTTCGTCTTCGTCGCGAGCTGCTTGGCGGCGGCGGTGTCGCCCTTGAGCGGCTCCTTCTTGAGCAGCGCCATGACGGCCGAGCGCTTCACGAGTTGGACGACGTCACCGGTGTGCGGGTTCTGGGCGACGACGACCTCGAGCTGCTCGACGCGCTTCTTGCCGAGCATCGAGCCCCAGCTCCGAGTCTCCGTGAACTGGTAGTCCTTGTCCTCGAGAGACACGAACTCGCGCGACTGCATCGACCCGTGCTCGTACGGCCAGAGCTCCTTGGCCTTCGTCTTCGAGAGGATCTCCTTGCCGCTCGCCCTCGCGGCCGCGAGGGTGCGCTCGTCACTGGCCGCCCGCTTGGAGGCCCAGCACGAGGGATCGGTGCAGAGGTTGTCCTTGCCGAGCGCGGCCTCGAAGAGGACGCCCTGGAGGCCCGAGCGCTTCGGGCATGCGCCGCACGAACCGGCAGCCGGCACGAGGGTCTCGTCGCTCGTGGAGAACGGCGCGTCGACGATGCGAAGCATCCATCGCCTGCGGATCTCGTCCTTCGCGTACGCCACGCGCACGGATTGCCCCTCCGCCAGGTGGCGCGTGAGCTCCCGGACTGCGTCTGCCTGCGTCTTGGGGTGCGTGATGCGCGAGAGCGCGTGACCGACGGCGAGAGGGATCTGGCCGGCCCACATCGCCTTGCGGCCGGCCTCGCCGAGGCCTTCGAGCGCGAGGCGCTCGTAGACGTAGCCGGGCGATCTCTTCACCTTCGCGGCGATCTGCTCCGGCGTGTTGCCGTACGAGCGGAGCGCAGCGAACGCCTCCGCCTCCTCGAGCGGATGCGTGTCGTCGCGGTCCTTGTTCTCCAGGATCGCGAGCTCGAGCGCGCGCTCGTCGTCGATGCGCTCGCCGCCGGCGTAGGTCTTGACGTCGACGTCGAGCTCCTCGAGGCCCGCCGCCATCGCCGCACGCCACCGCCGCTCGCCCGCGATCAGCTCGTAGCCGACACCGTCAGCCGCCGCGCGTACCCACGGAGGAGACTGCACCCCGTTGCGCTTCACTGACTCGGTGAGCTCGGCGTGTCGCCGCTCGTCGAAGTGCCGCCGATACTGCTGAGAGCCGGGCCGGATCTCTCGGATGCTGCACCGCGCCCGTTCGGTGACGATCGGGCGCGCGGGCGCCACATCCACACCGGCGGCCACCGCGGGAGGCCCCTTGCCCTGGCGCTTCGTCACGCGCTTCGACCCCTTCTCTCCGCTTGCCTCGCTCGCCTTCGACTCGGTCGCTTCCATCTCAGCTCTCCTTGCTCGCGTTGCTCCACTTGCCCCCGCGCGCGTCGCGCACGAGAACGCCCTGCCTGCCGTCCGGAGCGCGCACGTGCGCCTGGACGACGTCGTCGAGGTCTCGGTCGCTCAGCCGCGCAGCCAGCGCAGCGAACGAGGGACCGCTCCACCACTCCCGCCGCTGTCCGCTCGACGCGTAGAGCGTCGCGGACCACGTCGGGTCATCCATGCCGGATCTCGCGCACCGCGTCGTGCTCGCGTCGCGCCTCGGTCAGCATCCGCCGGAGTTCGTACGCGCGCCCCGTCCACCACGCAGCGCCGTGCTGATCGCCGCGCTCCTCGAGCCGCGCAGCCTCCGTCTCGCAGAGGACCACGGTCTCGAGGAGTCGCCTCTCGAGCACCTCGAGCGGCGTGGTCACGCGGCCCCCGCGATCCAGAGCACGTCACGGTAGAGGCGAAGAGCCGCGATCGCGTGCTCGCAGTCGGGCCACGCGCGGTGCGCGACCTTCTGTGCCTCTGCCTCCGGCTGCTCGCGCCAGCGGCGGTCGAGGCCGCGCAGCGTCGAGACGTCGATCATCCGGTGCGAGAGCCAGGAGTCGAGGCGCGGCATCTGCGCGCGCACGAATCCACGATCGAAGTGGATCGAGTAGCCCGCGATCTCGAGCTGCCGCTCGGGCACCTCGTGCTCGAGGATCAGCCACTCGAGGATTGAGCGCTCGGCGTGCGCGACGAGGACCTCGTAGTCCTCGCGGCTCTCGACCTCCTCGAGCTCGCCGAGCAGACCCGACTCGCGGTGCATGTCCACCGTGCCGACGAGCTGTTCGACGGGGGGCCGCCCGATCAGGGTGCGCCAGCGCGCGATCTCGTCGAGGTGCGCATCGACGAGCACCGCGCCCACCTCGAGGATGCGGTCGCGCGACGCGTCCAAGCCGCTCGTCTCGATGTCGAAGAAGAGGATGCGGCTGTCGGTCACGACGACCCCACCTTCTCGACGGCGTCGAACATGGCCACGACGCCGGCGTCAGCCACCAAGCCGATCGACTGATTGTCTCGCCGCCTGGTCTTGCCGCTCACGGTCACGATCACCGCGGCCGCCGCGCCGACGAGCTCGGCGACCAGGACGTTCGCTTCCAGGCCTGCGCGCCCGTGCTCCTGGAGCAGCGCCTCGAGCGCTGCATGGAAGCGACGGCGGTGCTCGAGGGGACTCGTCGTGTCGTCTGCGGTCACGCCGACACCTCGCGACGCACGTGATCGGCGGCTCGCTGGAGGTCCTCCGCCTCGACGCGCTCGGCGCCTCGGCGCTGCGCGAGGTCCTGCGCCACGACGACGACGCGCGCGAACTGGGAGGCCGCCTCCGGACGGTGCGCCAGGCCCTTGCGCGCGACGCACGCCGGGCACGGCTCGACGACGGGGCGCTTCACGCTGCCTCGCAGAGGCCGCGACCGTCGCGGAGCACGCGCTGGCCCTCCTCGAGCGCGAGGAGCAGCGCGGCACGGAGCTCGGCGCTCGGTCCGGTGACGAGGATCTCCGGCGTCTTGCCGAGGGCGAGGCCTCCGCACGCGCGGATCACCTCACGCTCGGCCGCGACCTCGCCGACGTGATAGGCGCGCAGCATCGTGCGGCCGTCGACGAGCTCGGCGCGAACCTCGATGCCCATGCGGTTGTCGTGCGAGCTGACGACGGTGGTGGTGGAGCGGATCATCTTCATGACGGCAGGTCCTTTCGTGAGGGTCGGAACGTCCAGGCCGCCGCGCGGACGGCGCGACGGAAGGAATCGGGGGAGTCGTCGCGCGAGCTCGCGCGCGCCGCGGCGATGGCGACCTCAGCGAGCCGCGAGCCGGGAGGCGTGCACGAGCACGTGCGCTGGCCTCGCTCGTCGTCGTCGGCGCCACAGAGCACGCAGAAGCGCCTCACGACGGCCTCTCAGCTGACGACGCGCGAAGGCGGACGAGGAGCTGCTCGGTCAGATCTGTGGCGGCGCACGAGATCCAGAGGGAAAGCACCTCGTACGAGGGACCGTCGACCACGACGCCGCTGAGGGCAATGCGGGCAAGCGCTCGCGCGAGAGCTGGCCCCGCGATGTGGCCTGGCCGCCCCTTGCAGAGCCGGAGGAGGGACGCCGTGAGCTCCATGAGCTGCGCGTCGTCCTTCTTCTCCTGAGCGCTCTTCTCGCTCATGACGCTGCTCCTTGCTCGCCCCGCGTCCCGCTTCGTGCGGCTAGTCATATCGGGAAAGTGATACAACTCGCGCCGACCCGTCAACGGAAAAGTGATAACCGTCGTGATTTCACTCACTGAACGGGCCCGCGGAGCCGAGCGACGCTGGAGGGCGATGGGCGGCGAAGAAACTCTGTTCGAGCACCGCGACGCGCGCGTGACGACCTCCTCGGTCTACGTGCGTCGGAGCAACAGAGGCCCGTGTTCACAATTGCGCCGCAGCGTTCATTCTTCGGTTGCTTCGTTCAAACTGTGGGCGCATTGTTCACGCAGATGGAGCACTTGCTCGAAATTCTGAAGATCCTCGACGGCGCCGTGAACGCTGATCGAAGGAAGGTCGCGACGTACGGCGAACAGCTCGCCGCGAAACTGGAAGCGAAGGGAGACACGAAGGCCGCCGAAGCCATCCGCCGAACGGTTCGGAAATCGAGCATCGCGGAGGTGTCCCCGTCGCGCCTCGCTCCCGCGCTGCCCGTCGATGGCGAGTCGCGCCTCCAGCTGGCCGACGAGCGCACGATCGCGTCGGACGACGTCCACCTCGTCCTCGATCCTCCCGTTGCCTCTCGTATCGCGGAGTTCGTCGCGTATGTGAAGGCATCCGACGCGCTCATCGCGAACGGAGTCGGAATCGCGCCGTCGCTGCTGATGTTCGGGCCGCCCGGTTGCGGGAAGAGCGAGCTCGCAAGGCGCATTGCGGCGGACCTTGCGCTACCGCTGCTCACCGCGCGCACGGACACGCTGATTTCGTCATTCCTCGGGAGTACCGCGAAGAACCTGCGGCTCCTGTTTGAGCACGCGATGTCGCGCCCGTGTGTGCTCTTCCTCGACGAGGTCGACGCGATCGCCAAGCTTCGCGATGACCAGCACGAGTTGGGGGAGCTCAAGCGTGTCGTCGTAAGCCTGCTGCAGAACATCGACAGCCTCGACAACAGGACCGTGCTCCTGGCGGCAACCAACCACGAGCACCTCTTGGACCGCGCGCTCTGGCGTCGCTTCGCGTTCCACATGCGCATCGATCGGCCCACCAAGGACGCGCGCTCGGAACTGCTCCGCGTCTTCCTGAGTGGGCAAGCGCCAGAGTCACTCGATCTCGACCTGCTCGCAGCGGCGTCAGAGGGCGCGACAGGGTCGGAGCTTCGAGCGCTTTGCGAGGACGCTCGCCGCGCCGCGATCATCGCCGGCCGCGGGCGCGTGGATGAATCGGACTTCCTGCTTCGCTTTCTTCGAACGCGGATTCCGGGGCTGGACACGATGACCGTAGCCGAGAAGCTCTCCGCGGCCCGTTCGCTAAACAAGCGGCTGTTCACTGTACGCCGACTTCACGAACTCTTCGGCGTTTCTCTTGGGAAGATCTCAATGCTCACGCGGAAGGAAGGTGACGCATGAGTAGCGATTCGAAGCTGCCGCTCAAGCGCGTGGTCATCCGGTCTGTCGACTACTTCAACCCTGGGGGCGGAGGTGGAGCGCCGACGGTCTTCGGCGAGGTGACTCCCGCGGTCAGATCACAGCTCGCAGGGGAGGTCAGCGCGGCCGTGCAGCGCTTCGCGACAGCGCTTCGGTCGACCCCAAGTGCCGCTGCGGTCCTCCGCGTCGAGCTGAAGGATGCTGCGCTTGCGAAGTCCCACCGCCCGACCGCGCTATTCGAGTCGGCGGACTGTCCGATCGTGGGTATCGGCGGCTTCGGGGAACTACTCGTGAGCGTCAAGGAGGCGAGCGCGCGTCAGCTGCGCGACGAGGTGATGGGCGCAACGTCGGCGCGTGGCGTCGCAAATATCTCGACGATTCGGAAGATCGAGCCATACGCCCTCAGCGCTGACGAGGTCGGGCAACTCGCTGCCACGCTGAAGACTTCGCCGGGAACGCCCTTGAAGATCCGCGTCTTTCGGCACGGATCGGAGCTTGTGGACGCCGCGCTCGACGACGAGCTTCTTCGCGCGGTCGCCCGCGCGGGGGTGACTGCTCGCCAACTCAACTACGCAAAAGGGGTGCGCATCTACCGCCTCCATGGCGTGCGACCAGAGCACGTCTCACTGCTTGCCGGGCTCGTCGGCACTCAGAGTCTCGGGCTCTTCCCCGAGCTTCACGTTGTGCGCCCGTCCGCGCAACCTGTCGGAAAGCTGTCGTCAGCAAGCTTTCCTCCGCCAGAACCAGGTGCCCTCGTCGCGGTTCATCTGGCGCAGAGCGACCAGCATGCGGTGAGCTGACAAGGGGATCGTTGCCATCGGAAACCTGGTACACCACCGCACCATCGGTTTTCCGTTGACCCCGCGCCCGGCCGGGTGTATCGAATTTCCGATATGGACGAGACCGGCCGTCACGAGACCCCCTCAATGCGCCTTGGGCGATGGCGAGCGTCCCTTGGGCGGAGCCAAGCTGATCTGGCGACGCAGCTGGGGATCTCGCAGACCCTCCTCAGCGACATCGAGCGAGGCGTCGCACGCGTCACGAAGCTGGCGCTCGCCGTGCGCATCGAGCAGCTCAGCTCCTCGTGGAGCGAGGGCGCCATTCGGGCCGCCGACTGGGTGGACGAGGGGCATCCACAGAGCGTGGAGGCCAGCGCGCTTGCGGAGCAGGGACGATGAGCGGGCCCGTCGTCCCCGAACGCACGAGCAGCCCCGTCGAGGAGCGCACGCCGCGCGTCGAACGCGTCGCCTCCGAGGACGCCTGGGGCGAGCGCCTCCGCGCCTGGGTGGCCCGCTCGGGCGCGAAGAGCACCGACGTCGCGCGCGCTCTGGGCGTCAAGCGCGAGGACCTCTACGAGGTGTACGACGGCGTGCGCCACATGCGCGCGGCGTGGCTCGAGCTGCTGCCGCCCGTGGTCGAGCGCCTCTACCTCGAGGAGCGCGCGCGTGCGCACGGCCTCGAGCTGCGGCAGGACGAGCCGGCCGGCGCGCGCGCCGCCGCGGACGTCGTGCGCGAGCTCGCCGAGGTGATGACCATCGCGTCGAGCTCCGACGCTGACGGCTACATCGACGTCGACGAGGCCGAGCGCGAGCTCCGCGAGTGGGACGACGTCGAGCGCGTCATGGGCGCGCGGCGCGCGCAGCTCCGCGAAGCGGTTCGTCGCCGAGGCCTGCGCATCGCTGGAGGCGGGCAGTGATCACGGTGCTCGTCAGCGCCGCCGTCATCGTGCCCTCGGCCGCGCTCGCGTGGGCGCTCGCTCGAGGTGCGCGATGACGTGCGCGCGCATCGTCGACGACGTGTGCGAGCTCGCCGGCGCCGTCGCCGAGGTCATCGACGCCGTGCTCGAGATGATCGCGGCCGCCGCGAATCTGGCGCTCACGCTGCTGACGCTCGACGCGAGCCTCGAGGACGAGAGCGCATGACGCCCCGCGGTCAGCACACGCCGGCTCGCGCGAGCGGGCCTCGCCTCGGTGTCGCCGCGCAGCAGCGCGTGCGCACGGCGGGGGGACGCGTGGGGCAGTGGTGGACGCCACCGTGGCTCGCAGCGCTCCTCGCGACCTGGGCCGGTCTCGATCGTCCTGCGCCGCGCGGCAGGCGTTGGCGCGTGCTCGACGCCGGCGCGGGCATGGGCGCCCTCAGCCTCGCGGCGCTCGAGCACGACGTCGACGTGACGATGGTCGAGCGCGACGAGCGTCTGGTCGCGCGGCTCGAGCGCGGCATCGTCGAGGCCCACTCCGAGCGCGCGCGTGTCGTGCGGGGCGACTTCCTCGCGCGCGCCGAGCGGCAGCGCGAGCTCTTCGAGATCGATCACCTCCGCGGCTACGACGTCGTGCTCACGAACCCGCCGTGGGAGAAGGACTACCCCGAGCGCTTCATCTTGCGCGCGCTCGAGGCGAGCACGCGCGTGTGCGCGATCGTGCCGCTCAACATGCAGTGCGGCGGGGCTCGCGCTGGCTTCTGGTCGACCGTGGCTCTCGAGCGCGTGAAGGCCCTCGCCAACCGACCGAAGTTCGGCGGGGCGGGCGGCGGCATGCGCGACGTGATGCTCGTCGAGGTGGGCCCGCGCGGCTCGCTCTCTCGGCAGGTCCGCACCGTGCTGGAGGTCGGATGATCTCGACCTTCAAGTGCGTCGCCCTCCGTGGCCGCATCTCGATCCCGCAGTGCGTGAGCCTCTACACGCTCGGCAAGAACCCGGCGGGCGAGGCCGACATGCTGCGCACCGCGCACTGCCGTGGGTGCGTGATCGGCGAGGCGCACGCGCGCGGCGAGACGCCCGCGCAGTGGCCCGAAGGAACACCGATCGAGCGCGGCACCACCACGCCGCACGGACACGCCGCGCAGCTCGCGGCGACGCCTCCCGCACACGACGAGGACCTCATGACGACGAAGACGACGGGCAGGACCATCGAGCACGCAGGCAAGTCGCTGACGATCGAGGGCTGGGCCCGCGAGCTCGGCGTGACGCCGACCGCCGTGCGTGCGCGCATCGGCCGCGGCTGGACCGAGCTCGAGTCGGTCTCCACGCCGAAGGGCGAGGTTCCCGCGCGCCTCGCCGCGGCACAGGAGGCCAAGGCCGAGCCCCCCCCCGTGAAGGTGGAGAGGACGAAGGTGAAGAAGAGCGCCGCCCCTCGGCCGAGGGGGGCGTCGCTCGTCACGACGAGCGACGTGGTCGCGATCGCCTCCGCGCTTGATCCCGTCGAACTCCTCACGCGCCTCGGCTATCGCACCGAGCTCGTCGGCGAGACTCCGGCTCGGCGAGGTACTCGGGTGCACGCGCGAGAACGTCAGGCTGCGCCTCGAGCGCGGCCTCGCGCGGTTCGAGGCGCGCCACGTGCTCGTCCGGGGTGATCGATGAAGTCGGTGACCATTGCGACCTTCGGCCGGGGCGCCGGCGTCGAGCTGCGCCTCGAGCTCGATCTCGACGACGCTGGCGGCGGCCGCCTGCGGTTCGCGCTGCACGTCCGCACGCTGCGGGGCTGGGCCCGTGAGGCCGGCGGCATCTCGCTCCACTTGGGCGAGCTGGACAAGCTCGAGGCGGCGCTCGTCGTCGTGCGCGAACGTTTGCGCGAGCGACTCGCCGAGCGAGCGCAGGGGAGCCTCAGCCTGTGAGCGCGGCCGAGCAGACCGCTCCGAACATGCGCGCCGTCGCGCAGTTCTACGCGCGCCATGGGTGGCGGGTGTTCCCGTTGAAGCCGGCAGCGAAGGTGCCGCTCACGGAGCACGGATGCCTCGACGCAACGCGCGACGTCGAGCAGGTCGCGGCGTGGTGGCAGCGATGGCCCACTGCCAACGTGGGGATCGCCACTGGCGCCGAGAGCGGCCTCCTGGTCGTCGACATTGACGGCGAAGAGGGCGAGCTCGCGCTCGCGGAGCTCACCGCGCAACACGGTGCGCTACCGCTCGTGCCGGAGGTCATCACGGGCCGAGGTCGACACCTCTACTTCTCGTTCGACGAGCGCGTGAAGAACAGCGCGAAGAGGCTGCCGAAGATCGACACCCGCAGCACGGGCGGCTACGTGGTCGCGCCCCCTTCGGTCCACCCTGACGGTCGACGGTACGAGTGGGGCGCAGGGAAGTCCCCGCGCGAGCGCTCTGTCGCTCCTGCTCCGGAGTGGCTCGTCGAGCTCTTCGCCCCGCGCAAGGCGTCTCCGACTCCCGGAGCGTACAGGCCATCTCCAGCGGCCGCGCCGAGCGACCTCGACGCGAGCTCGGCCCGATACCGTGCCTGGTTCATGCACGCGCTCGAGGGCGAGGCTCGCGACCTTGCAAGTGAGCGAGAGGGTTCGCGCGGCAGCGCGGCGAATCGGAGCGCGTACAAGCTCGCCGGCTATCTCCCGAATCTGCCACATGGACTTGTTACAGAGCGCGACATCGAGCTCGAACTGCTGGCCTCCTGCGTAGCAAATGGGCTCGTCGCGAAGGACGGTATCGACAAGGTTCGAGCAACGATCCGCCGCGGCCTCGAGGCAGGCCGTTCGTCTCCGCGTGATGTCCCGATGCTCGAGGATCGTCCCGACTCTCGCGTTGCGCGCCCCGCACCCCTTGGGCGCTCTGCGCGCACGCACGATCCGATGCCCGTTGACGACGGTGCAGGCGACGCGCCGCCCCCGTCCGACGATGACTACATCGGTCCGAGCGGACCAAGTCGCGACGATCTGCCGGTCATCTTCGACACGTTCGACGAGAACGAGATGGCGAGGCAGGCCGACCGATACTTCGCAGACGATCCGGAGCTCTATCAGCGAGGTGGCTTGCTCGTGCAGGTCCTCGTCGACTCCTCGCCTGGCGCCGGGGTGGTTCGCTCTCACCAGCAGCCACGGATCGTCGTGCTGGAGGCCGACTGGCTTCGCGCCATCTCGACGAGGTGTGTGCGATGGATGAAGCGCCGTCTCGACAAGCAGGGTGAGGTGGAGACCATCGAGATCAAGCCTCCTCGTCATGCCATCGCCGCGTTCAAGTCACGCCGCCATTGGGAGCACGTGCGCAAGCTCGAGGGCGTGACGACCACTCCGCTCTTCAGGGCAGACGGGGAGATCCTCTCTCGTCCGGGCTACGACCCGACGACAGGGATGCTCCTGGCACCGCACGACCGTTTCGACGCACTGCCAGCGTCGCCGACCAAGCAGGATGTCGACGACGCGATCGAGACTCTGCGCTACGTCGTCACGGACTTCCCCTTCGAGAGCCCGGCGCACGAGGCGACGTTCTTTGCCGCGATCCTCACACCGCTGGCCAGGACCGCGTTCAGAGGACCGTCACCGCTGTTCATGCTCGACGCGAACACGCCGGGCACTGGCAAGGGTCTACTTGCGAAGGTGATTGGCCTGATCTCGATCGGGTCTGCGCCGAGGCTCATCGTCACCAGCCGCGACGACAGCGAGGAACGCAAGCTGATAACGACCGTCGCGATGGACGGAGATCAGCTCGTCTGCGTCGACAACATCGAGGGCAAGTGGGGGTCCCCAGCGATGTGCGTCGCGCTGACGACCGACGAGTGGAGCGATCGCGTGCTCGGCGGGTCGACCACGTACAAGGGACCTCTGCTCACGACGTGGCTCGCGACCGCGAACAACGTGACGCTCACCACCGACATGATCCGACGCGTCGCGCACATCCGACTCGTGACGCGAGACGAGAGACCCGAGGAGCGCACTGGATTCCAGATCCCAGAGCTCGAGGCGTACGTGCGCGAGCACCGTCCCAAGCTTGTTCGTGCGGCACTCACCATCCTGCGCGGGTGGCACGTCGCGGGACGCCCGAAGAAGGCGCTTGCGAGCTGGGGCTCGTACGAGGGGTGGAGCTCGGTGGTGCGCCAGGCGCTCGTCTGGGCCGGACTCGCTGACCCTGCGGACACGCGCGCCTCGCTGAGGGACGCGAGCGACAGCTCCACCGACCAGCTCGCCGAGCTGATCCGCGCCATGGTCGACGTCTACAGCGGGGCGCACCTGACCGCGGGCGAGATCCTAGCTAAGGCGAAGGACGACTCCGGTCGACCCCTCCGCGAAGCGCTCGAGGCGTACACGGGCGGACGCACGCCACTGAACGCGAAGAGCATCGGCCGGCTCCTCATCAAGGTGCGAGGACGGATCGTGGATGGTCGGCGCATCGCTGGCGCAAAGCCGAACGCGCACCGGAACTGGGAGTGGTGGATCGAGGACGCCGCCGGGAAGGAGGTCATCTCGAACATCGAGTTCTGAGCTCCGCAGGAGCTCCGGGTCACGCTCGCCTGCTGTTTGCTGTTCTTGGTGCTGTTGTGTAGGCGCGAACAGCAGGGCTCAAGTGTCCTAAGTCTTGGCAGAAAACAGCGCCGTGCTGTTTCTGCTGTTTCCTCAGCACCCTACACACGATCTCTATCTTCACTCCAATTCTAGATAGGGAGAGAGAAACAGCAGAAACGGGTAACAGCACGACGTGAACATGACCAACGATTCCTCCAGGGCCTCCCAGAGGCTGAATCCATGAACGACGATGCAAACACCGTTCGAGACGCTCTCAGAGCCTCCCAGGGCAGCCTCGCGCGACGGCGAACTACCCGGGTAGGGGTCGGTCCGTGCGTGCCTGAGAATTCCTCGCCCCGGC